AAAAGCCTGGAAAAATATATTTTTTTGATCCGGGAAACCTTGAAATAAATAAAAATGACAATGTAATTGTTGAAACAACAATGGGAGAGGAAATTGGAATTGTTATTGTTCCCAAAAGAGAAATACAAGAAGAAAAAATGGCAACACCTTTAAAAAAAGTAATAAGAGTAGCAAATAAAAATGATTTGGATTCTTTGGAAAAATATAAGAAAAAAGAGCCAGAAGCTTTAAGAATATGTAAAGAAAAAATAAAAAAATATAAATTAGATATGAATTTAATTGATGTTGAATATAAATTTGACGGAAGTAAAATTTTATTCTATTTTACAGCTGATGGAAGAATAGACTTTAGAGAATTAGTAAAAGATTTAGCAAGTGTATTTAGAACAAGAATTGAACTTAGACAAATAGGTGTAAGAGATGAAGTAAAAAGAATAGGTGGCAATGGAGTATGTGGTAGAGAGCTATGTTGTTGTACTTTTTTAAACAATTTCGAAACAGTTTCAATAAAAATGGCAAAAGAACAAAATATAGCATTAAATCCATCTAAAATTTCAGGAAATTGTGGAAGATTAATGTGTTGTTTAAAATATGAGCAAGATGTTTATTCAGAAAAATTATCAAGATTACCAAAAGTGGGAGCTTTAGTAAAAACTGAATCAGGAGAAGGTACTGTTGAATCTGTAGAAGTTTTAAAAGAAGTTCTAAAAGTTAAAATAAAAGATGGTGACGATTATACATATAAAAAATTTGATGCAAAAGATGTTAAAGTAATAAAAGATTCAAAAAATAATAATGTAATTGATGAAGAAGAAAAGCAAAATTTAAAAGAATTACAGGAATTAGAAAAATTGGAAAAAATGGATCAAAAGAATAAAAGTAATGATGATGAAATATAGTAGTAGTTCGAAAATTAAATTGAAAGGTGGTGAGTTTAATGGCTTATAAAATTACTGACAAATGTATATCATGCGGAGCATGTGCAGCACAATGTCCTATGGAATGTATAGCACAAGGTGAAGATAAATATGTTATAGATCCAGAACAATGTATATCATGTGGAACTTGCGCAGGAGTATGTCCAGTCGGAGCACCAATCGAGACGAACGACTAAAAATAAAAGAGGTTACAGAAATGTAATCTCTTTTATTTCGCCGTTTTCTACATATATTTTATCAATAATAGATAGCCAAAATTTTCGTTTATTTTCAGTTGTTAATTTATTATATATTTTTTTATAGTCAGAATTTAAAATTTTTTCAATTGCTGAAAAATCTTTTTGAGGGATTTCAGATACAATTGTATTCTTTAAAGCATTAAGCTCTTTATTAAGTTCTGTATAGTCTTTGCGATATGTTTCTTTGTCAATTAGGTCGTCTAAATATAAATCCTTTAGTTTGTTAATTTTATTTTCAATATTTTTTATTTTTTGAGAATTGTCAACCGATGTATTAGATGCACTTTCCACCTGTACTTTTAAATTGTAAGCAGTTTTTTCTCTAGCAACTACATCACAGAGATTATATAATAGATATTGCTCTATAACGGATTCTCTAATTAATCTGTTGTTAGAACATTTGTGATCTAAACTTCCAGAAGATAAACGATAAGCATTATCACAAACATAGCGCATTAATTTATTTTTTGTTCTATTATCTTGTTTTTTGGACATTCTTTTTTGACATATATTGCAGTAAATTAAACCGGAAAAAATGGAAAAAGATTTATTATATCCAACAATTTTTTCTTTCTTTTTTAATAAGTTTTGCACATTATAAAATAAGTTATCTTCCATAATTCTAGGAATGTAATTTTCCAAAAAGATTTCTTTTCTATATAATTTATATTTACCAATATATGCTGTTTCTCGTAGATAATTATATAATGCATCTTGACCTTTTCCAGGAAAGTGTTCTATAAAATATTTATAAGTTTTTTGTATATTACCATTAACGCTTATAAAATATTTATATAAATTTATAATATTTTCAGATTCATCTTTATTTATTACATAGCGTTTGTCAACTATATTATACCCATACTTTTTACTTCCAGAAGTAACCTGCCCGTTTTCTCGCTTATTTTTAAAAACAAAATTAATCCTTTCAGATGTCTTACCAATTTCACGCTGTGCTAAAGATACCTTTAGGTTAAAAATAAAAGTACCGTCAGCAGTCGTAGTATCAACATCATCTTCATCAATGGCTTTCATTGTGCAGTTATTTTCTATAAGCATTTTATTAATAGTATTAGCATCTAACACATTTCTACTTAATCTATCTAATTTTGTAAATAATATCATATCAAATACATTTAATTTGGATAGCATGTCAAGCAATGCTTTTCTTTTTTTCATAGAAGATGCTGAAATTCCTTCATCTATATAAAATTCATATTTATAACCATTTTCTTTACAATACTTTATTAATGCATCTTTTTGTGCATTAATAGAATAGCCGTATTTTACCTGTTCCTCATGTGAAACTCTACAGTAACATGCAACATATTTCATAAAAAATACCTCCAGTTTAATAAATTTGTTTAACAAACTATTGAAAATGAAGGCTACTTAATATATAATAATAAGGTAACCACTTTCAATAGTGTTTATTTTGTGAGAATTATGTACCGTGTCGCAAACTTTGGAACATAATTCTCTTTTTTTAATAAATATCACCATTATCGTCAAGTTGTCTAATTCCATCTTCTAGAACTTTTCCACAATCATTGCAAATATCATACTGATACCATGAATCTACTTCGGTGTGAATACTAGAAGGATGTTTACAATTACAATAGTCATTTAAATTCATAAGTTTTTCTTCTTTCTTAAAATTCTCTTTGGAGTTGTTTAACTACACCAATTATTTTTACTGGTATATTTTCAATTTCATCATTTGTAAATACAAGTGGTTCATAATTGTTATTAAATGGTTGTAGCCATATTCCATTAGATGACTTTTTTACTTTTTTAATAGTACCTTCATCACCGTTTATTAAAACTACCGCAATTTGACCATCTTCACAATCATTTTGCCTTTTAATAATAACAACATCATCTTCATATAAGACTGGTTGCATAGAATCGCCTTTTACTTTTAAAGCAAAATATTCAGAGCCATCTTTTACTAAATCCATATTAACTTTTATAGTTCCTACTATATTTTCCTCTGCAAGATAATTATATCCAGCTTTTACAGTGCCTAAGATAGGAATTTTAACCATATTTTCGCCAGATAAGGGAATAGCACCTATTTTTTTTAATAAATCCTTATCTGTATCCGCATCATTTTTTCTTTCCATTGGTACATCACAACCCATAAGCCACGCTTCGTCAACATCAAGAATTAATGATAAAGCATAAACATTATCTTGCTTAGCCTCATAAGAGCCTTTCAAGTAATTAGTCATTTGGGGTTTTGTAAGTGGCTTAAAAATCTTTTTTTCTTCAAATAAAATTTCACTTCGTCTTACTATTTCAGCAGGTGTAATGTGCCTTATTTTAATTGCTTCATTAAGTCTATTAGCAAAGTTTGAAACTAACATATAAACCTCCTTTTTTTAAATTATATACAAAAGTTAAGAAAAAAGCAAGTACTTTTATGTAAAACATAAAAAAAGTTAAGAAAAAGTTAATTTTTTTTAAAAAAAGTATTGACATTTATTTTTCACTTTGATAATATAATCACAGTTAAGAAAAACTTAACAAAAACGAAAGAAGGTGAAAAAATTGGAGTACTACGAATACGATTATAGTAAACTTAGAGGGAGAATAATAGAAAAGTTTGGAAATGTATTATCATTTTGCAAAGAGATACAAATTAGTGAACCTTCAATATATTCTAAGCTTAAACATAAAACGGAGTTTACGCAATCACAAATTGTAAAAAGTTGTATCTTATTAGATATACCAACAAACGAAATACCAGTATATTTTTTTAAATATACAGTTAAGAAAAACTTAACAAAATAATGCGACACGGTACAAAATAAAACAAAAGAAGGAGATGGTTAAGTTGGACTACATAAAAATATTAAAAAAGCTTATAGAAATATATGCTGAACAGGAAAATGTAAAATATAAAATTATCAAGGACGTTTAATTCAAAAAAATTAATTCTAATAAATTTCAATAAATAATTGTACTAAAGAATTATAAAAAATACAGATGAAAGAAGGTGAGAAGATGGAAATATTAAAAAAAGTTCAAACAATACCCTTAATATTATTTGAACATAAAAATGAAATAATTGTAATACTTGCTTTATTTTGTTCTATTATCACTGTAGTTAATTGCATTTTCAAAATAAAGAAACATTCCAAAAATATTAATACAAAGACATAGGATAAGTAACCATTTAGGCAAAATATTGGTTTTAAAAAGTGAATAACAACTGCAAAGTGTGCCAAACAAACCTAAATAAAATTGAAATCGTAGAACAAATAAAGACTTATTTTTATTATAGTTTTTCTTTAAGAAACTAAAAGTAAAAGTAAAGAAACTAATACTTGCACTACATATTATACCCGCGATTACATTATTAAGGATTTCATTAAAATTCAATATAATCACCACCTTTCTTAATAAAGATAGGTGAATTATATAAATAAAAAATTAAAATGTAAAGGAGGCAAAAAAGCATGAGTTTAGCAGAAGCAAAACAATTATTTGGAACATTAATATTAGGCAGTACAGTAATAACTATAGCAATACTATACATAGCATACAAATTTGCAGAAATTAGCTATAGGAAAGCACATAAAGTAAAGAAAGTGCACAAAGCAAGAAAAATAAATAATGTAAATGTAATGTTTAACATAGACAGTAAAAACAAAACATTACAAGAAATACAACTAGAAAAAGCACAAATGATTAAAGTTTTGGGAGGTTTTTAAAAAATGAGTAAAAGAGAAAATGTAATTATTATGCTTAATAAGCTAAAAACAGCAAAGACAACAAGAAATCTACAAGAGGAATTTGAAGAAGTATACAAGGATTTAACAGCAACTAGAGAAGAAATAGGACAAGCTGTAGACAAGAGAACAGAAGAAATGCAAGAAGAAATGGATAAGCAAACTACTTATAGGTTAATAATTGAAGAAACAGAAGCACCAGCAGATTTTGTAAAATTTAATCATAAAATAATAATAAAAGACTTGTCTAACAACAACCCCGAAGACAGACAAGCCATAATTAAAACACTTATGTAAAGCATTACAAATTTATATTAGCATAAATTTGTAAGATTTGCAAGAGGAGAAGAAAAATGGATTTAGAAAATAGATTGTTAATAGATGCATATTTTGAAGAGCAAAAAAATTATAAAGATGAAGATTATTATAATGATGCACCTGATTGGTTTGAGGAGGAAGATTAATGTTAAAGAGTTATGAAGAATTAAGAAAAATAGATGTAAGTAAATGGACTGAAAAAAGAGATAATGCAGAATATTTGAATTGGGCTAAAGTAATTGACTTACTACATGAAAATGGCGCAGGAACTGTTTATTTTGAACCAATTGCTAATGAAAATACAGGAAGTAGCTTGTATATGACAAACCAAGTATTTACAGATAAAAACGAAATTACAAATAGAGTTTATGAAACGGCTGTAAAAATCGTAATAGATGATTTGGAATTTATACAAAGAGGACCAGTTACAAACGGATCAAATCCAGTAAAAGACAATTCAATGACACAACAAAGATTATGGAATTGTCAAACAAGATTATTTGTAAAAGGTGTTGCAATTAGAACTGGACTTGGATTTGATTTATGGCTTAAGAATGAGCAAAAAAGTGAAAAAGATAATTGGGAAGATGATTTAACGAAACACAATATATTTAAAATAAAAGAAAGATGTCAAATAATTTATACAACAAAAATGAAAGAAGGTTTAACAACAAAAGAAATTGCAGAAAAACTCCATAAAACTGAAGATGAGGTAAAAGCGTTATTTACATATTTTGATACTTTAAGCAATTTTGAAAAGGATTTAGCAAATATTGATACAAAGTCAAGATAGAAGTTACTATATAGGCTGTTCAGATACAAGTATGGTTGTAGGAAATTGGAACACAAAAACATTTGAAAAATGGTGGTTAGAAAAGTTAGGAATAAATAAAAATAACTTATCAAACGATGCTATAAAAGCGGGAAATAACTATGAACACAAAATACTTGATAGTTTAGATATTGACGGATTAGAAAAAGACAAACAAATTATTAAGGATAGATTAAGAGCAAATTTAGATGGAAATACAAACACTTGTATTTACGAAGTAAAAACACACAATGTAAATAAAGAATTTAAAGTATCAAAACAATATTGGAGACAAGCACAAGTTGAAATGTATGCAAGCAATATTAAAAAACTTTTTATCGTTGCATATGCTTTACAAGAAAATGATTACATTAATTTTTTTAATGAAATAGATAAAAATAGAATCAAAATGCTAGAAATAGAATATGATGAAAGTTTTATAAAAAATGAATATTTACCTAAATTAGAAATATTAACAAAATGTTTGAAAGAAGGTGGTTATCCTGCAAACAACAGGAATAATACTTAAAACAGATACAGACACAAACACACGAAAATTAAAAATAAGCCTTCTTGTAGATGTAAACAATAAAGAAGTTGTTGAAAAACTAAAAAGCGAAAATAAGCTATGTATTGAGCTAAAAAAGTGGAGGCAAAAAAGAAGTTTAGATGCTAATTCTTATTGTTGGGTGCTATGCGACAAAATTGCAAAAGAACTATGTAAAGATGGAACAATTGTAACTAAAGAAGATGTATACAAAGATGCAATATTGCAAATAGGAAGTTTTGAGCCATTTATAGTGCAAGAAAAAACATATATGAACTTTAAAAGGATATGGGAAAAACAAGGATTAGGATTTTTAGTACAAGAAGTAAGTAAAAAAGATAAATGTATAAAAGTAAATTGCTACTATGGTAGCTCTACATACAATACTAAGGAAATGAGCTTATTAATAGAATGCATTGTTGAATTGGCAAAAACATTAAATATAGAGACAAAACCGCAAAGTGAAATAGATAGTTTGTTAAAGGAGTGGGACAGATGATAGTAACAAATTTAAGAAATAGTTTTAATCCAGCACCCAAAAATAAGACAGAAAAGCGGACAGAAGAACACAGAAAATTCGATAAAAAGTGGACAGATAAAAAAGAAAAGCAAGAAGTTAGCAAAACTAGAAAAGAATAGATTTAGCATAATAACAAAAGATTTAGAACATTGTTATTTATGTGCAAAGCAAGGAATAAAGAATATTCCAAAAGATGATCTACATGAAATGTGTGAGGGAAAAAATAGACAAGTTAGCATGAAATATGGATTAGTAATACCAATTTGTAGAAAATGCCATGAAATAGTAACAAATAACAAAAGTTTACAGGATAAATTGCATAAAGTTGCACAAAAAGAGTTTAAAAAACACTATAAAACAGAAAACTTTGTGCAAATATTTGGAAAAAATTATTTAGATAACTAGAGCTTAGCTCTAGTTGTCAGAAAGGAGCAAAAGAGAATGTGGAAGGATGGATTAGTTTATACAGAAAATTTACAGAATGGGAATGGTATACAGATGCTAATACAATGAGAGTATTTTTACATTTATTATTAAAAGCAAATCATAAAGAAGGTCATTGGCAAGGTAAAATTATACAGAGAGGTCAACTAATAACAGGAAGAAAAACAATCGCAGATGAATTA